CTATTAATCGTTGATCTGCAGGGACACCAGAAACATCAGTCCATTCTGTAAGATCCTTAATCCAAGATTTGAACATTATATTATCCTCAGTGACACAAATAAGATAATTTGGCCCACGACGAGTTACCTTTCCCACCAAACCAGTATTCAAATTTTCAACAATACTACCAACTTTAAATATATTCTCTTGGTAATATTGCTCTCTCAATTCTTCATAATCTAGTTTAGGTGCATACTCCCAAACTTCAGATACTTCTTTTGGTGCTTTATCTCCAACCATTACACGCTGAACAGCAAAAAACATCGCCTGAGAATCTTTGTCTTTCATTCTCTTAGGTAAACCAGTTTTAAATTGCTGATAATTATCATCAACTGCTGCTTTGCGAAGTTTTGATGCCGACATTCCCGTTGGTCCAGCTGCATCAGGATCTCTAGGACCTGCTGGGACTACATTGATTTCATCAAAAGAATATATTTGACCGTTATACTGATTTGCCAATCTCTCAAATTCAGGCAATCTTTCAGTTCCAACTACAATATTTACTTTTTTGTATCCATCTTCATTTGCACCAACCAATACATCAAATATTGTTTTCATTTTATCGTCATTAACAATATTTTCCTTATAATCTGGAAACATCTTTTTCATGTACTTAACTTTAGATGCGGGATCTAATGGATTTTTACTTGCATCTTGTGTTCTTGATGGATAGATTTTAAAGTCCCCACCAGCAGCAATTTCTTTTGCTTTTTTGATTAATTTCTCATGACCAATTGTTGGTGGATTAAATCTACCAAATACAACAGTTAATGGAACTTCCTTGTCAATTTCTGGTGGCGCTGGTTCTTGTTTTGGTGGTGATATTCCTAATCTTTCTTTTGGTGCTGCTGGTTTATCAATGACTCTCTGTGCTGATCCTGGACCTTTTGGCTCTGGTGTTGCTTTTTCTGGTGATGGACTCTTCTTACGAATCATCTCTAGATCGCCAGCAACAGTTTGGGCTACAACTTTTCCACTTCTATCCACCCAGTTTCCATGACCATCAGAAGTTAATCCAAGGCGATATGCCTTCTCTGATGCTCTAGAACCACGAAATTCTAATATAAATTGCGAAAACTTTTTCATTCTTGTGTGGAATTCCTTATCTATTTATTATCTACTTGATCCTCTTGTTCCATATGTACCACCAGTTCTGCTTATATTAGTCCCCCTACCACCAGGTGTTCCACCAAATCTCCTAGCAGTTAATACATCTGCTGGTTGTTCATTTCCAATTCGTTTTCCGGTACTTAAATCATGAACACCAGTTCTTTGGACATTGGGATCTGTACCAACCGAACTTATTGGAGTATCTTTATGTGTAGCATATCCAGTATTTATTCTTCTCTTACCTTCTCTACCCATTCTTGTATCTGTAGTTTCTGGCCTTGGATCTCGTATTTTAGATAGTTCATCTGCCTTTTTTATATTACCACTAATGATAGCAAATCTTCTAGTTGTATTTGCAATATCTTTTGGGTCTCGACCTCTTCTCGTTCTCAACTGCGACTGTCGCATTTTTGCTGTATCTGCTGGACTTTTTCCACTACCTTTTAGTGTTCCAGTATTCCATTTTATTTCTACCTCACTCAACAATTCATCATACCAATCATCGCTAGCAACATGAAGTATCTTCAATGCAGAAACCATATCATTGGCAAAACCATTTTCTACCAAATACTCAGCGATGTATAATTCCATTTGTAACAATTAGAACTTTTTATTATTTATAAAAAAACCTCCCGAAGGAGGTAAAATTCAAACAATAAGTTTTTCTAGTTCTTGATCTAGCTGTTGCATAAAAGATCTGAGTCTTGTGATTCTTTCCGGCTCATACTCTTTACTATAACCAAATGTAGATGAATCTAAAATTTGCAAAAGATCTAATGCTGTTGGTGGATCGATTTTTAATGTCAATTGTTTTTGCTTTGCCATTCAAATGTCACCCTCCTTTCGATTTTCGGAACGATAAACACTAAAGGTACCTTCTGGATATCGGGCGCTTAGTTTCTCATAATTAATTTGCATGATATCTTCAAATGTAGTATCCATTGCAATACAAAATTGTCCAATGTAGTATAGGCAATCGCCCAACTCTTTAGTAAGGTGGATCTTTGCATTTTCATCAAATGGCTTACCTTGGAGGAGACACTTTTTAATGATTTCAACTGCTTCTCCCAATTCAGCAGAAGCACCAAGAGCAAAAGTCAGAAGATGGGTCAACTCGACGCCTTCACCTTCAAGTTCAGACATTCTAGCCATAAGAGCTGCAAAATCAGAACTGGCTGGACTAGTAGTTTGCCTAACAAATTCAATGTATTTCTGGCTGTCGATTTTTTGATTATTTTCCATCAGAATGTAAAACTCCTAAATTTTTGTTTCAAGTCGGTTTGATGTGCCTCACCATTATACTCCGTTTCCTGCCCAGAGTCAAGTATGTCCTGCTGTGCTGATTGATCCACATCATAAAGACGCATTTTCGATCGATCAATTCCAACAACAAACTTCTTGAATATTGTTGGGTCGGCATATCTATTCTTCAATTGCTTTACCATGATTTGATTGAGTTCTTCAAGTTCTTGGGTTGAAATCAACGCAAGAAGTAAATCAGCTGTCATTGGACCACCAATACTTTCTGATGTATCAGTAAGATCAATATCAGAACTGTTCATGCCACTTCGATTGACTTGAGTTGCAGTCACCAAAGGAACATTGAATTCAACTGCAAGCCCTCTAAGTTCTTCTGCGATTGATTTAATGTACCCATAAGAATTTCCAGAAATATTGTTCTTATAACGAGAAGAAGAACAGATATTCATGTAATCAACTATAAGAACATCAGGAATAAAATTCTTCTTAAGTTCCAGTTCTTTAAGTAAAGACTTAAAATGACCCACATGAGCAGATGCAGTTGGATATTCCTTAATAATTAACGATCCATGAGTCTTTCTTGAGATGTTCGATACTTTACTATCAAAAATTGATTTAGATAGTCCAACTAAATCTTTAATGTCAACATCAAGTAAATTTGCATCGATTCGCTCTGCGATTTTTTCTTCTGACATTTCGAGAGTAATGTACAAGACATTTTTCCCTTGAAGTAAAGTGGCGGCAGCCATGTGACACATTGTCAGACTTTTCCCCGAACCCGTTGTTGCCATTATGATTGTCATCGTTTTCCTTGAAATTCCACCTTTTGTAATTTTATTAAAATATTCTAGATCAAAAGGAATTTTTTCTTCTTTTCTTTGATAAAATTTATACCGTTCTTCATAATCTTGAAGATAATCATGGCCGATATGATTATCAAAACTTACTGCTAAAGCCTCCGAAAGAACAGAAGGTATGGAGTCACGATTTCTTTTTTCGTCATTACCATCAGCAATTTGAATTGACTCCATCAAAGCAAGATAAATTGCTCTGTCTCTGCACCATTTCTCTGTGGTATCAACTAACCATTGAAGCTCTACTGGAGAATCGTCTAATAAGTCAATAATAGAGGTAACATCTTTATACGAAGCTTCATTTAAATCAGTTCTGTTTTCGATTTCAATGAGCAAAGCTTCTTTGGAAGCAAGTTCATTATACTTAGAAACGAAAGAACATATTTCAGAAAATACTACTTTTTGTGAATAATCCTGAAAATATTCTGACTTAATATATGGTAGTACTTTTCTTGTGTATTCATCATTAAATACCAAATTCCTTAGAATTGTTGTTTCAACCTTTTCCATTATTCAGTTCAATTACCATAACTAAATTCTTTTTTTGCAATTTCATCTAATTGTTGCATCACTTCATCTGTAAAATATTCTTCTGGATTTGCTAGTATTTGCTTCCCATAAATTTTCTTCCCATCAATTTCATAACGACCTGCTTTATTTTCCCATAGTCCACCAAGTTGACCAAGTTCCAATAATCCATAATACCGATCAAGTCCACGCTCATCATAATAAAGACGAATTGAAACTTCTTGATTTTCTTTACTTAAACGAGACTTAAATGTTTTTGCTTTTATGATGTTTCCAATAATTTCGGTTCCATCTTTTTCCTTCGATTTAGAAAGTTCAATAATAGTTGATGCTGAATACTTGAGTCCAGAATTATGAGTAACAACCCCATTTTCTAAAACATAATTTTCATTTTTTTCAACTGTAATGTCAAATACTTCACCGATGCCGACCCGATTTACGGATGTTACTTTTTTCGTTTTCATAGATAAATAATCTCCTTTATATTATAATTTTTTAAAAGATAGTTATATTCTGGTTTTACTATTTTGCAGCCCAAATAACCAGATTTTCCAAGATATAAACCAAGATACTTAGCTTGGGAAAATATTATAGATTCGCCATTCATAAAAATAACCCTAAATGGCTTACTACGCAACATAGAAAGTTGAACTTTAGTTTCTTCAGTGTGAGTTTTACCATAGAATGGATTTTTTTCTCCTATTTGATTTTTTTTATTGTTCTCAGAAATTAATTTTCTAATCTCTGGAGTATGCGTTTTACCATAAAATGGATTATTCTCTCCACTCATATTTTTTCTATTCTCTGTAATTATATGTTCATATATTCTAGAATTTATTTTAATATTTTTTTCTTTTTTATTTTTCCCCAAAAATCTAACTAAAGCACAATACATTTTACCTTTAGTTGGACTTTCTACCATTTTAGTCAATAAAAGGTGGCAAATAAAATGTTCTCTAGGAGTAAGTAAAACCATATTAGAATTACAGTTACTTCCACCCATACATTTAGGAATTATATGGTGCGATTCATATATTCCACCATCTTTTTTATTTCTATTGAGTTTTTTTCTGCAGTCAATCAATAGCATGTAAATACGAGTGTACTTATTGTTTAAAAACATTTTACGAAAATTACTAAACTAAAAATATTTAGTAATTTTCGTATTTTATACCCGTACCGATTTATTAGATGGACAAAACGACATCATCTACCTGTAAATTTTTAGCTTCAATCCATTCTCCATCAATCATAAATTTATGTTCTGGTGAGCAAGTAACCTTATACCCATCATCAAATTCAATTTCAATCAGTTCTTTATCTTTGAAATTGTGGGTTTGCAAAACTGGCATAAATTCACCCTCTTTTGTAAAAACTAAATCTCCCTCAACCAAATCCTCAATGTTTTTATATCCTTCTCTAGTAAAAATCTTAGTTCCAGCGATAAGACACCCACCACTTTGCACCGTAGGAGCACCATAACCACCAACATTTGCATAAATGTGATTCGTAACAATCATTGGAATCTCAGCTTGACCCAATTTAAGTGTAAGCATTCTAAAAGCACCTTTAATCAATGAAGCTTTTGTCATGTCTCGTTTGTCATTATCAGTAAGAGCATCATTAATCTCTTTATTAGTAGAGAGCATCCCAAGACTATCAAGAACAAAGAAACATGGTTTTCTGTCTTCTTTTGGTTTTTTTAAATATAGATCAACTGCTTTCAGTGCTTTGGTTCGAAATTCTTCTACCGTAACAACATTAATAACTACAATTCTAGAAATATCAAGCCCTCTACTTTCTAAAAGAGATTTAGTAATAGCTGCTTCAGTATCAAAATACAAGCAGTATCCGTCTGGATTTTCATCCAAAAAATTTTTAATTACAGCTAGTGCAAAGAAAGTTTTTCCAGTTGAACTCTCCCCAGAAATAGCGGTAATTTTATTTCCTGAGACTCCACCAAAAATCGAGCCACTAACGAGAGCATTAAAAATATAAGAACCAGTATCAACAAATGTTTCTGATTCGTTAATTTCGGATGCCAGCTGCGTATATTCACCGCCAATTTCTTTAACAATATCTTTCA